ATTGTCTGAGATCATCATCGCATCATTACCCAAAAGGGCTAGAATCGTGGCGTCAATGTCGCTACGAGCAAGTTCAGTTGGGTTGTCTCCGTTCACACCGCCTGTGCAGTTGATGACGGAAGCTGTGGAAGCGAGCATGTTTCTTATCAACTCGTCCTCTGTCTCTCGCATACTTTGAGCAAGTAAGCTCACAGTCTGGTTAAGAACAGGGTCTTGGTTGATGAACATGACTTGATCGGTGATCGTGACATAGGTGCCGTAGAAGTCAATTCTGGCATCAATGTCAACGGCGTTAAGTACTTGTCCTGGGGGTGTAAGCCCACTGTCAGGAAGAGGTACTGTTGCAGTCTGAAGGTTTGTATACCTTCTGTAGCGTGCAATACGTCCCGAGTTGGGAGGCAGCTCTTTCTTTAGCGCCATCTGCTTGTGGATCAACTTTGGCATCGGACGTGACAGGAGCACGTTGTCGAACCATTGCTGCACAGGAGCTGGCAGAGCATTGGTTGTTGTAATGGTCATTTAATTCCCTTTTTGAAGAGAACAAATGAGAAACCCAAGCATCGTTAGTTATGTGAGTCTGGTAGTAAGGGATGGCAGTAAGCGTCTCTAGTTCGCCCTCTTCCATTTTTAAGCCCGTTTAGCGTACTGTTCCGCCTGTCTCCATATTTCCTCTTTAGACAGCTTTGAGAAGTCATCTGCCTGTTTCTTCAGCGAAGGCGTGACAGCATTGCTGCTCACTGGCCGCTGAACGTTTTTGAGGATCTTTTCGGCTTTGGGACTGGTAGTCTGTTTGGCCATATACTCCTCATAGTCATCAGAGAGTCTTCCGATCTTGTAAGCTGTCTCAGCAGGATTCTTGGCTTGGCTGATCTTTAGCGCTAGAGCGGGGTTGTTATTGATTTGAGGAATGGCAAAGTTTTCGATGACGTAGTCGTAGTCGTCATACTTAGTACGCGCGCGAGTTTCATCTGATTGTAGATTCTGCTGTTGTGCGTACTCTTGGACGATCTTTTTAGCTGCTGCCTCTGCTTTCTTTTCCGCCAGCTTCTCAGCCATCTTCCTGGCTTTGTCGACGGTCAGATAGTCATTGGGATCTAGGTCGTCAAACTCATCTTTCTCCACAGGAGGAGGAGAAGGCTTGAGTTTGTCATTGACCATGTTTTCGAGCTCTTGAATCCGCTGTTGCTGCGTCTTAAGAACCCTATTGGCCTCTTGCCAATTGTGATCGACGGTCTTCTCAGGAGCGGCTTTCGCTTCTTCCTGGACTACCTCTTCAGCTTGTTGAACTTGTTCCTGAACTACTTCTTGTTGCTCTGCAACTTCCTCAGTTTTTTCTGTCATATTCTCCTGGCACTTGGCGACAGTGCGGTACGCCCAAAGTTGATCGTTTTTACGCCCGAATAGCGGCGACCTATGGCCTGAAGGGAGTTGGTAGTTAGTTAGGCAGGTAAAGTGGGCGGTATTTGCTTCGCTAGCCCCGCCGCAGGCCTTTTACCGCGTTTTAAGCGGTCTTCGCAGCTTCTGCTGCGGGAAAACGTCCCACAGGGTCCGTCCTTGTGGGTTTCTCATGGATCGCCATGAGGGAGGCAACTTCTGGCGCCCGGGAATCCCCAGGCCTAAACCAGATTAACCAAAATCGCCAAACAGTAGCTACTCCCGGTACTATCCGGGGCTTCTAGCTTGGCAATAAGTCATCATAGTGATAGCGCACACCAGCTTTGGTGACCGACGCTATGACTTCGGGAACTGGCTCGTTCGTGCCTTCCACTGACCATGTCGGCCAATCTCCTGGAAGCGCCCATTCTAGAGTCAGTTTCCCTTCTTTGTTATCTACCCCGAAAAGCAAACACGAAAGCATCATGTGAGGCTTTACGTTCATGGCCATCAGCTTGATCTTGATGACGCTAGGATTCTTGGGCCAAGGCTTAGCATGGACCAAGATGTAGTACTTTTCGTCGCGATCTTTGTACTTATTGATCGCTTCCTCAAGATCCTTCATCAAGCGCTTTGTCATGGCCTGGCGTGTTTCGCCAAGCTGCTGGCCTGATGTTTCGTAAGGTAGAATTAAACTCATTAAGCAATCTTACTAAATTTGTCGCCGCGCATTTTCTTAGTATCTTTTCTAACGATCTCGTTCTGGAGATCCATGTAGCGATTACCGCGATAGTGATCATCACTTGAACCAGCTTCCGGCGAAAAATGTTCGCTATCTGACATATAGCCTTTGTCAAAGTGATGCGGTCCTTCTTTCATCTGTGGTCCCTTGTCAGGGTTTCCTTTCATTCCGTCTTTCATATAGACTCCTTGTAACTAATCTGTTCTTTAATCTATGTTAAAAATTTTTTCTGTCAACTTTTGCTTATGCCGATCACTTCTTCGCCGGAGGCTTGGAAACCCCTTCGCTTGTTTCGTTACTCTCTTCCTTCGCAGGAGCTTTTCTTTCCGCCTCAGCAGGCTTATCAGCCGCCTTGCATCTTTCACAGGCTGCGGAAGAAGAGGCAGAAGAAGAAACGGAAGAACTTGAAGCCACCAAATCCTTTGGCTCTTTTGCGATGACCCTGCTCATTATCATGGCGACGATCTTTATGGCCACTAGGACGGCTGCTGTTGCCAGTACAGCATGAGTGCTGTTAAGGACTACTAGGCCTAGTATTCTATAAGCTTCTGTGGCTTCCTTCGTTACTTTCAGAGCTTTCAGCAGAAAAGACAGGTAATTCACAACTACTGCTATTTGAAACGCTCTGGCGGTAAGCTTCGTTGATGTTTCTACAAGATTAAGAGCCGTTCTGCTCGAAGTTCCGCTACATTTATAGGGAAGAGGGTCCCAAGACCATTGACAGAACTTGAAAATTGCATTCAGCATATGATCTCCTTAGAATGGTGATTTATTGTTCACTAACTGCGATAGTAATCCATTAAGTTTGATAAGCTCGTCGGAAATTGTCTTTAAATGCCAACTTACGGATTTGAGGCTGTATTCAACTGTTGGGGGTGCTTTTTGTTCTGTCATATAATCTCCTATTGATTAGTTTCTTGGGATGTATTCACTTCTGAGCTTATTGATTCAGCAACCTCTCTTGAATCTTCCTCTTCTCCTGAAGCTAGCGCCTGCTGCTTGGCCTGTATATCGACGATGAAGTTGGCGAGTTTTATTAAGCGATCTTCCTGAAGGTCTGATAACTCATGCAAGGCTTTAGCGTTAGATAACGCCCCTTCTGCTCTATCGTGCACAGCTTGCGAAGCTCTTTCCTTGGCAAGGGCAATATCCGAAACGGCTCGGGCTTTCCTCTCTTCAGCTCCGGCAAGGTCGCTTTCTGCTTTTGCTTCCAGAGATCTAGATAGCATCTGGGACTGCTGTAGCTCAGCCTGTGCTTGCGATTGTTGCATCTGCGACATCTGCTCCTGGCGCTGCTTCGCTTCTTCCATGAGGCGCTTTTTATCTTGCAGGCTGCTGATCTCCAGGAGATAGTCGCCAGAAATGAGGTTCGGGTCGATCTGGCGCATCTGAAGAGCTTCGAGGAACTTGCGCTGTCTTTGGGTATCTGTAAGTTCCGCTTCCTCGACGGTGCAGGAGAACTTCGTGAACTCTTTGTCGAAGAAGTGTTCTGTTGGCTGCTTCCCTAAGATATGTGCCACTTTTCCTTCGCTAAAGTTATTGACTATCATGTCATCCATGATCTCGGCGACCATCATCTGGGAGACGTTGAGCCTGTCGAAGATATTTCGCAGTCCTGTCAGCCCCGCTCCCATCTTGAGCTTCATCAGCACCGAAGTCATGTCCTTTGCGTTCATATTCTGCGCGAAAAGCTCTTCTGGACCTACGATGTCCATGATCTCTTTTTCTATCGTCTGGATGAGCTCTAACCAGCCCGAGCCTACTGGCGGTGTCTGGAATTGGACTTGGTCTGTTGCCAGGTTTGCAGATTGCTTGAAGTAGAGAACTTTCCCCGGACCTTGAAAGAAGGCGTCTTCCGGGTTCACCAGCGCGTCTTCTTTGACCATGAGCCCTGACTGCACCTGCGCATCCAAAATGTCAAGGAGGCGGTTCCTACGGCGGTTTAATTCGATTTGTGAATCTCGGATGTTGCGGACCACGCCCTGGTATCGGTATGCGTAGTTCTGCACTTCTGGAAAGTGGTAGCACATGAAAGGTACAAAGGGGAAGCGGTCTAGCCCATATGGGGCTTGCTCTTCGTAGATCAGATGATTGTTAACCAAGACGTGGAGCTTGATTGTAGGAACCCTGGCAGTAATCAGGTCAACATTCGGGTTTATCTGCTTCAGCAGCTGGAATTGCTCCTTAGTGCCGTTCCAAGGAGCTACCTCACCTGTTGCTTTATCAATAAGCTTTCGTTTATTCTTGTAATCCCGGACCCAATACTCATCATAGGCGTACATCTCTTGCTGATATTGGTACCAGTTTTGAGCTAAGAACTGGAACTTCCCATCCTTCGCGGCATAACCCTTTCCTAGATACGGAATGTCCTTTTTTATGCCAGGAATTAGGCTTTCCAGTTGCCTGGTGGTGATATACTTCCTAGTCCATATGCGGTCGCAGTCGGAAAGGTCTTGCTTGGTCCAGTAGTTGTCCATGAGGAAAGCATTAAATGGGACCCTGTCACTTCTAATGCATCCGCTTTCGGGATCCTCTCTAAAGTCCATCCATATGTTAAGAAGATTAAGGCCGCACATATTAGAACCAGAAAAGCAGTCAGAAATCTTTTCATAGGTCTTGTCCTTGGTTTTGCACCAATTTAGAACGGTAGTACGCTGCTCGGCGGTCTCGCCCATGTCGGGATCGTTGTCTCCCGGGATGATGATGCTAGCTAATCTGTTGTCGCGCTGATACCCTTCGATCATGTTCAAGATGCGAAGGATCTTGTTGAACATCAGAATCTTCTGATTCCGATAGTTGATATTGTAGAAGGTATTCCAGTAGTCCTGTTGGCCCGTGGCCATCTTGGTATCAAGATCTGCCTCGTACCACCATTGCTGCCAAAGTGACTGACTTTCTTTCCAAAAGTCGTCAAGTTCCTTAGAAATGGGATTGGAAGACGGCCACGTCATGTATTTGACAACTAATTTTTTTAATTGTCATCGTGGCCCAAACAGTCATTACTGTCAATTTTTACGATTTTGCTTTAGCTTCCTTAGCTTTCCTTAGCCGTCGCTTCGCAAAAGATTTATCTACCTTTTCTTCCCTTTCTTTTTCATCATCTTCTCGCCGTAATCACAAACTTTATCGCGTTTCTTGTCAGCCTTTTCCAAACCCTTTAGCTCTTTGCCGACTTTCTTCTTCCCAGCGCCTTTCTTAACATCTTTCTCGATCTTTCTGATCTGCTTGTCCATAAGTTGGTCTCCCTAGCATCGTTATAATCCATACCTGCTCGCAGCATCTGATGTACTGCAAGAATTCATGACTGCCACAAATCTCGCAATGCATGCCGCAGGAAGGGCATTTTCCTTCTTTTAGACAATCGAGGTGAGTTTGTAAAGAATTTTCTTTGTACTCCATAGAACCTCCTACACAAAAGGAATGTTCTATCAATTCAAAAATTTCAGATCAAGTCTTCTTTTCTTGTTCGGGAGAGGCTGCCCTAGAAACTTTGGCAAGAGGGTATTTGGTATACTGCATTCTTCCGTTCAGCATCTGCCAGGTCCTTTCGCGATGATGCGCAGGCTCAACGGCAGCTGTGGTAAAGGCTTGGGCAGATACAGCCTTTGTCGAAGCTCTAGGTGTTTCGAGATCCACGCTGTATTTGGGAAGTTCCTTATGGCAACAGCATGCAAGCCATCTACATGGAGCGCACCAGCATGAAGTCCTATAGCATGTCATTATTTCTTTCCTCTTCAGACAAATATATCAAATACTCAGCATTTATCCCCGGAAGTTTCGGTAATTCGAAAACCTGATAAATGTTTTGACCTCCTCCTCTCCAGGCTGCTTCTCCGTTATCATTAAACATCTTTGCGATCCTATTAGCCTCTTCTAGGCTATCGAAAGCACCAACAAGATTAGATGAAACGCCGCATTCAATGCAGCCGATATTCATTATGATGCATGTCATTCTTTTGCATCCGTTATGGTAGGGTTTTTGGCCATCTTTGCGTCAACTGCTATAGGCCCAGGATAACCGCTAGGGATATACACCCATCCAGTTTTCCCAATTCTATCCAACTCTTGGCTTGACACTTCTGTCCATATTTTCATGATATGAACTAGTCTTGAGGATAATAAGGTCGGCCTTTGAGCTGATGGATGAATTTCTCCACTTTTTTGCAGTCATTATAATCCCCTCTGAAAAATACCACTGCACAGCCTAGATGCGGCGCATCTCCCGTCAACGTAAATTTTTTCATATCATGGAATTTTTCTATCGCCTTTTTCATCGGACAATCTTCCATTTCTTCCGCGCTTTTCCAGCTTCCGCAGCTGCATTCCCCATCTTCTATTTTTGATCCGCACATATCACAAAATTCCATCATAGTATGATCCTCACAGGGTTATTTACTTGGATATAGCTCTCATTCAAGACCGACGCATTCACGCAAATGGTATTAGGCCCTTCATGCTTTAGGATGAGCTGCTTGCCTCCCTGGCCGTGGATATGCCCGAAGACATGTAGTTTAGGTTTAATCCTTTCTATAGTCGCTCGCAGGCTCGGGCTACCGACATTTTCGAAACGTATTCCATTTTTAATTTTTCTTTCTACTTCGTCTAGGATCATGTAGGGAGGGCTATGCGTAATAAGGATGTCTGTATCGTCAGGGATCATTTGCCAGTATTCGTCTAAGATCTGGTCTGTATCGCAGCCGAAAGATACCGTGAATGCCATGCAATGGGGGTTCATTCCGGGAAAAGCAGCGGTCCAGGGAGAGCCCCAGATCTTGAATGATCTTTTTCTTTTCTGTGTGATAAGTTTTCCAGTCCAGTGATGCTCTTCAATTTCTTCCTCTATCTCAAATTCTGTGCCTGAGTCGCAGAGATATTCAGCAGAAAAAAACCGATGGAACAAAGGTTTTACGCCCAGTTTTCTACATTCATATAAGTAATTGTCGTGATTTCCTCCGATTACAATTTTCTTTTTATACGGCTGTTCATTTAGCCAATAATCAAATAAAGCATATTCATTTTCAAGATCTCTGCCAGTCAAATCCCCCGCCACAATCAGCAGATCGCCGCCTTCTAGATCAGGATATTCGCCATGCAGGTCGCTGATGCAGTCGATAATCATGCGAATTCCTTGCACTTTAGTTTCCAAACGATAGGCTTGCCATTCCTGAATAGAAGGAGTGGGTCGGGCCTACAAACAACACCTTCCATGACCTGCGGAATCCTGCTACATTGACTAAGAGGCTTAGACTTGACAAATTCCACGATCTCTTCCTCGGTCATTATGCCTAAGATAGGAACAGTCTTTATCCCCAGCTGACTAGCGATATCTGAAACGCTGCCACGCTCTAACCACCAGCCATTGGCCCAGATGTCAAAGAGTATGAAGCCGACATCCTCACGATAATTACCGCCTGCGGCCTGGATTTTCGGGCCATAGCCTTCACCGAAAAGCATTATATTTTGCGGATTTCCTTCCTTGTCCAAGGGAAAGATTTCAGCCATTTTCTCGAAAGTGAAGATCTCCTGAAGATGGGATAACAGGTGGCATGGCATCTGCGCATTGTCAGTGCGCCCTTTGAACTGCAACGAATTGTTGAAACAGACCCTGACATTCGTGCCGTCGATCTTCTCGTCCACAACCCAGCGCTTGATATTGCCGAATTCTGGCTCAGCGTAATCGCCAATGATAAAGGACTGACGTCCCTTTTGATAGTCAGGGCTCTTTTTCTTCTCCTGATCGAAATACCAGCCCTCTCTCTTCCAGAGGCTATGGATCTTAAAATATTCCATCTTTCTCTCCTAAACTTCTCCTCAAGCAGGGATCGAACCTACGACAAACGCATTAACAGTGCGCTGCTCTACCGCTGAGCTATTGAGGATTAATCGCCTTTCTCTTTGAGCTTTGGCCCTCTAGGATTTCCGTAGATGCGATCCAAAAGGACTTTAAATAGACCATCTAAGCGCATGTTCATCAACCGGGATTCTTCCTGCATTCGTTCGAAGTTCTTCTCATGCCTCTCGACGTCCTTGCGAATATCTTTTGTTAGAAACTTCATTATCGCATAATTTCCGCCGATAATCGTCGCTAGCCCTGCCAAAAATTGTATCCAATCCATTAGATTTTTCCTCTCTTGCCTTTATTAATCTCAATCTCGTAGGTATAGTCATCAAAGACTACGATCAGGTCATTCTTCCAATCATTATAGGCGCTTCGGATTGTGTCCTCAAAGACGAACTTCTTGCGGCGGAAGTAGAGTGTGCGGCCTGTGTAGCTAATCGCTATCATTCTGCCTTCCTGTCCTGATTGTGTCGCGGTGCGCAGAATTCTTTGGAGGAAAAAGAGCCTTCAAGACGGCATAAACGGCGATCGACATCGGTCAATTTTTCATCTATACCCTCTATTCCTGAACTAAGTCTATCGTCGCCAAGGCGGATGTCCGAACTCAACCTATCATCTCCCTCTCTAATGTCTCCGCGCAGAGAATTCCACATGAATCCCATTAAAACAAAAACTAATGTAAATCCGCCCACAATCAGGGTGTTCTGAATTTCTAGCATATGGACGATAACTTGCATTTCTTGTGACATAAAGGCCTCCTATTAAGGCATCATCATCTCAGATCATGATTTTTATGTAAAGCGGCTTTACTTTGGAGGTTTGGGATAAGTTATTTCTTTATAATGGAGCCTATCGCCATCCTTACATTGCATTATCTCCCTGGGACAATCTGTTATCCATACCGAATTCCCATCGCTGATGAAGACCTTTGAGAACCA